CATCCAAAAGCAAGCGCTCGAATACATCAGCCTCTTCGATCAGTGCTCGGAGGCACAAGATCGAGTGAAGGCGCTGGAGGTCAAATGCGCCCTGCTGGCAGCCTCGCTGGATCAGGAAGAGAAGCGCAGCGAAGCGCTCGAAGCTGGCCTGACCGATGGCGTGACCGACGACATGGCGGTTCTGCAAAGCCGCGTCGAAGAATTGGAAGCCCAGCTACGGGAGCGGGGCGAGCCGGTGGCGTGGCGCTTCAAGACACGTAGCAGCAATGAGCGCTGGCGATACGAAGAATTCGAGCCGACCCACATATCAGATTATGTGTTCGAAAAATATCCGCTCTACTATCACCCGCCAGCCGCAGCGGCGACCTTCACGTGCGCGGCACGCCGACAGGGAAGCGCAGGCGGCAACGATCCGGCTGATTGCGATTGGCCGACATGCGGCTGCGACGAGCATGCGTCGAAGGTCATCGCGACCTTGCAGGAAAGCGGGCATTTGAAAGAGCCAGCCGCAGCGGCGAGCGAGTGGCGACCGATCGAGAGCGCGCCGAAGGATGGCGTAATCCAGTTGTGGGTGCCGCCGTTCGGCATATGGGTTGATGGCCCGTGGCGAGGCGCATGGAGCTACGCCGCTCAACAATGGGTATTGCATAGCCCATTCACTGCGGCAGACGGGAGGAGCATATGCGTCACCGACATTCCTCATCCTACGCACTGGATGCCTTTGCCGACCGCGCCATCCATCGCAGCGCAGAAGGAGAGGGGGGAATGAGCCTCGTAACGAACGCCGAGCTCGTCGAGGTAACGGGCGGCCTACGGCAAGGCGCCGCGCAGTGCCGCTGGATCGAGCGCAATCTGGGATTCAAGCCGCCGCGCAAGGCCGATGGCCATCCCCTCCTGACGTGGGAGCAGATCAACGCGCCCAGAGAACAACAACGCCGCACCTCGGCGATCAATTGGACCAAGGCAGCATGAAACCACGAGATGGGCTCCTCCCACGCATGGAGGCCCGCAAGACAAAACGGGGATTCACCTATCGCTATCACCCGGTCGGCGGCAAGCCGATCAACCTAGGCCACGACAAACTCGCCGCGGTGCGCAAGGTGCTGGACCTCACCGGCCAGGGCGACAACATCGGCACCATCGCAAGGCTATGGGAGCAGTACCAAGAGTCGGTCTATTGGCGAAAGCTGGCCGACTCGACGCAGACAGACTACCGGCAATGCTCGGGGCCGCTCTTGAAGACGTTCGGCGCGGCGCGCGCGTCCGACATCCAGGCTCCGGACGTTGCCCGATACCTTCGCATCGAACGTGCGGACGCGCCGGTGCGCGCCAACCGAGAGATCGCCCTGCTATCCAATCTGATCGGCCTTGCGATCGAGCGCGGCGAGGCGACGCACAACCCCTGCCGCGAGGTAAGACGCAACGAGGAGCAGCCGCGCACCGAGGCGCCCGATCCAGCCGACTTTAGGGCGTTCGCCGCCTGGGTGGCATTGATGGGTGGGCAGCGAGCGGTGATCGGCATGGCGGCCGAATACGCGGCCCTGGCAGGCAATCGCAAGGCCGAGTTCCTAGACCTCACATGGCCTCAAGTTGACGAAGCGACAGCCGTTATCCGAGTCAAGCGGGCAAAGCAACGCGGCAAGAAGCGCGGCGAGGTAATCGAGCACATCGAAATCACGCCGGCCATCAGCGCCCTGCTCGCCCGTCTGAAGGCAGCGCGCAAGGACGATTGCCTTTACGTCTTCTCGAGCCGGCATAGGACTCACTACACGGCCGAAGGGTTCAAGGCGATGTGGTCGAAGCTGATGACGGAAGCAGTCAAGGAAAAAGTGATCGTCAAGCGCTTCACGTTCCACGACCTGAGGGCCTACTACGTCACGCAGCACAAGCAGGAACGCGGCGCGTTGCCAGATCTGCACGCCAATCCGGCGACGACGGCACGCGTCTACGACCGGTCGAAGATCGTCAAACGAAAGGCTTTATAGGAGAGGTATTTATGCACTGCAATTGCCCACCAGAAGCGCCATCCCAAGAACAGCGTTCGGTAGATGGGATTTCTTTTTTGGATTTAGCGAAGGGTTCATACATGGTCGCCCGGAGGGAACGGGATGGCTCATGGAGAGTAGTGGCGATGAAGGGAAACGAGGTTATCGGTACGCTCGTTATCAACGCCAAGGACTCGTGCCCACGTCTCAGATGATTCCCATTTTGGGAATTTCGACCCGTGCGTAAACACAGCTAGGAGGATGCAAATGCTTGATTTTATTGGGGTGGCTGATGGGACTCGAACCCACGACAACAGGAATCACAATCTTAGCCTGAAATCCAATTCCAGCAAGGAACGAGCCACAAAAAAGGGAACGGCATCCGTTTTTCGCTCATTGATTGGAAAGGCTTTTTTTGGCATCGTTCCCGCGCTCTTATGCTGTTCTGCGCACGCTGAAACGGACGTTTTGCTGATGGGCAAGTCTTGGCACTTCGGACATTCAGTGCCGGCCGGCGAAGCCGGGTATGACGTGAATCAGTACAACTGGGGCGGCGGCCTGGAGTACCGCGGCGACGCCTGGCACGGCCAATGGCTCGTGGGTGGGCTGACCTATCGCGACACGTTCCGCCAGCAGGCCTATACGGTCTACGGCGGCTACCAGTTCACGGTTCCGGTGTCGAGCAACGTGTCGGTCTTTGCGACCGTGCGCGCAGGCTATTTGAACGGATCTGGGCATCACGGCCCGGGCGCTCTGCCGAGCTTTGGCATCACCTACCGGCGCGTGTCGCTGGAGGCGACGTATATTCCCCCCGCAGCCAAGGACGGGTATCACTGCATCGCGATCTTCGGTCGGGTCGCGTTCTAGGCAGGAACCGGCGCGAGCGCGGCGAGGTACTTCCGCATTTCGTGGTCGAAAGGATTGTCGAATGGCATCTCAGGCGTTCCTATCGGTGTGATCGGCGCCGGGTGATACCAGTCGGGCGGCAGCGCCGGGACCACATCATTGCCGTTGCGATAGAGCGTGATCGGCACATGCTCGAGCAGCATGCCGAACTCGGGCCCCGGGCTAATGCGCGGGGGCGCGAATCCCCATACGGCGGCCGGCGCGTTGCCCGAAACCGTCATTTCGATTGCGCACATCAGCGCCAGCGCCGCGCCGAGGGAATGCCCAACGAGCGTTACGGGCTTCCCGTCGATCGCGGCGAGCACTGGCGATGCCATCGCCTCCCAGGCGCGCCATATGCCCCGATGGAGCTTTCCGATACCGTCCACGTCCATCGGAAAGGCGTCGAAGTCGGCCGCCCAGCAGGCGTCGTTATCCGAGCCCCGGAAGGCGACGACAAGGCCGCCCTCCGTCTGCCGAACGATCGCGCGCGAGGCGCTGTCGATCTGGCCGATATCGGGCGCCGAATCGTACGCCGCCTGCGCGACGAGAGCCCAATCGTGAGGCGTCATTTTGCGGGAGCCGAGGCAGCGGCCGGCGCAGACGCGGCGGGGGTGGCATTTGCCTCGACGGCGCCGCAGAACACGGTATTGGCCGCAGCAGCCGCACCGGCTACCGGGTTGCCACTGCCTGCGGCGATTGCGTTGCCCGTCGGCGCGCCGATCTTGCAGCCGGCGGCCAGCGTGTTGTCGGCGTTTTGCAGTTCGGTTGCCGTGCAAGCGGAGAGAACGGCCAGGGAGATCCCTGCCGCGATAAGCAGCATGCGAGTCATGGTGAGTCCTTTCGGGAGATTGAGGGTTACTGCTTGGGAGCGTCAGCCTTCAAGCGCGAGCCGACGATGTTGAAGAGCGCATGCGCGCCCGTTAGGATCAGAGCCGCAACGACGCCCGGCACTGCAGCGGGCATCGGCTGGTGAAAGCCGGTAAGCGCCCAAGAAACGAGCGGCTCGAGCGTGGCAACCGTGATCGTTGCGCCGCCAGTTAGCCACGGAGAGGTTTGATTCATGCGGTTGGCTCCGGTTGAGGTTGAGACTCCCCCGATACGGGGTCCTTCGAGAAATCGCAGCCGAGCAGGAACAGCGCGCGGCGCGCGCGGCAGCGTTTTGTGAGGCCGCCGAGCACGATCCCGTCGCTCTTATTCCACGCGAGGAACTGGTCGGCCGCGCCCTGCTCGTTGTGACCGTTCAGCATCTTCAGGAGCGTCGAGGAACCCAGCGCGCCGAGGCCGACGTTATAGGCCATATCGCATAGCGCGGCCTTCTGCTCATCGGTAATGGGCACCGTGACGAGTGAATCAATATGGGCGCCGATGCCTTGCATGCGATAAAGCAGGTCGCTGTCGGCTTGAGCCTGAGTCCAAGTGGTTCCCTCGACGATCGCTGGCCCGGTTGCCCCATAGCCGATCGTTGCGCGGCGCCAGCCGTACACCGGATCCGGATACGCCCCCAGGCTGCACCCCTCGTATTGCTTGGCGAGATCCATCGCCATGTCGAGCCACGTCATGCGTTTTCTCCTTCGGCAAGCGCTTTCAAGACGCGCGGGTTGTTCATCAGTTTCAGGAGTTGGACCTGCATATCGCGCTGAGCCTCGGCAATCGCCAGCGTCGCCGCAGTGTTGGCGCGGATCTCCGTGACCATTTCTAGGATTGCCGTCAGCATCCGCTCGCACAGCGCGGCCGACGCATCGGCAACGACCATCAGCACCGCGCCGGCCGACGATGCCTCGATAGAGAGAATCAGGTTCGTCAGGCCGAAGTCGCCGTCGTAGCCGAGGCGCACGTGTGCGTAGAGCGAGCACGTGATGTAGGCGAAGAGCAGCCACAGGAAATACTTCGGATTCCTGAGCGCCACATACAGGCGGAAGAGTCGGTCAGCCATGATGGAAGTACGTGAGGACTTCGAAGACTGCCTCGAGCGCAACGAGCACAATCACGAGCCATTCGAGCGTCCGAGCCTTGCGCACTTCTCTGTCTCCCTCGATTGTGTCGAGGCGCTCGGCGTAATGGTCTAGCCGTTCATCGAGCAATGCGAAGCGGCCTTCGATAGTTTCGTCATCCATGCCAATGCCCCAGTGCGAATTCGAGCAGCGTTAGAACCACCATCGTCCCGCCGAACCACGCGGCCAGCTTCGTCGGAATGGAGTTGTGCGCGTCTTCCGCGCGCTTATCGAACCGGTCACTCACGTCCTTGCGCAGGTCGGCTATATCGTCCTTTGTCGCGACGCGCCCGACCGTTTCCCGAAGGATCACGATCTGCTCATCCAGTTTGGAGATATGGCGTTCCTGGCGCGCAATATCGTCGTCGTGACCATCGACGCGCGCCCGTACCTCAGCGATAGCCTCTGCGTTTTCTCGGATAGCCGCTTCGATGTGTTCCATGATTTTTAATACCCCCGTTAGTTCGATGGATAAATCGTGAAGTTATATGTCGCTCCGGCATTCGCGAATATTCCGATTCCGCCAGCACCACCTCCGGAAGGGCCGCCCCATTGACCGTTTCCGACAAATGAAAGCTTGAGCGATCTGCCAAGAGAGGTATTAGTGACTAATATTTTTCCGGTCCAACTTGGATGAAGATCGGTACTAAATACAGCCAGATTTTGAGATATGGTGGATTCCTGAAGGGTGGAAATGTAGCCCCCGATTGGACTGAAAAACGGGGTCCCGGTGAAGTTGACGCGGTAATCAAACGTACCGAATTGCTGGACCGTTCCGTTTGCATTCACGTGCCCGCTTTGACCGAGCAAGTCGCTGAAGCTTGCCGGTAGATTTGGCTTGCTCGCGAGCGCCAGCACCATTGGATCGTTCATCGATAACGGAAGCGATCGGCCAAGTTCCGTTGCTACCTGTGACATGGAGAGCGGAAACGATGCGGGCAGCGTCACGGCGTTTCTCCGCGCTCGTCGAGCAGCCGCAGCACGAGGGGAATGAGTTCGAGAACCGTGACGAGCGCGGCATGACCGTAGGCAACCGACAAAGTGCCGTCTTCCGCCTCGTGCACCGCTTCCGGGAATACCTCGCGCATCGATTGCGCGCCCACCCCGGCGCTGCGCGGACCGCCGTTCACCCATGCGAAAGTGCCATGCAGGACGCCGGCCATGCGCTCGATGAAGTCGCGCGCCATCGGCCGCCAGTCTTCTTTGAGGCGCTCGTCGGACGTACCGGTGATATTAGAGCCGCTGAGCACTCCGGATGCGGTCACATTCCCATTGCTTGCAACCGTGAGGACGTAATTCGGTGCCGACGTTGTCCCCTCGTCCGGTACGTTCAAGAAATAGAGCGTGCCTCCGGAATTGCCAATCCCAAAATTGCTGTTGCCAACGCCCCCGGCGAATTCTATCGCGTTGATCGGTGCGAGGCGGAGCGCCCTTCCCCATGACACGCTAGTCCAGTTCTGGCCACCGGAAAGTTGCAGGAGACCGGAATAGGAGCCCGGCATCGAAGAGAACGCGGGATTGAGAATCCCCACATCGACCTCGGACAACCCGCTATCGAGCGCGCCCGAATCGAGCGCTAGCGTGATAGTGGTGAGGGACGTATAGGCGCTCGCCGTGATCGTGCCATACACTGTGCCAGCGGTAACGGACGCGCGCACGCGGCGGCCGACAGGATAGCGAGCCGTGAGATTGCCGGGGACCGTGAGCTGCGTGCCGTTGACGTAGGTCGGCGTGTCGCCGAATTTCAGCCACTCTCGGTCGCCCATGAGGTCCGCCGCGACATCGGCCATCATCTGGCGCGCGGAATCGTTCACGGTGCTTGGGGCCTGGCCTTCGGCCCAGTTGATGTTCGTTGCGGCCGTGGCATTATTCGCCGCTGTTGGGGACCATTGCCAGAGCATGCTATTTCACCTATAAAAGAAAACCCCGCACTCGGCGGGGTTCGGAGAATTCAATGCACGATGTGCTGGTGTTCGGGCTCGTGAAGCTCGCGATTGTTGCGGTCGTCTCATTTGTTGCCGGAATTATTGATGCCGCCAAGAAGCCCGTTTATGGCGGCTGGACGACCGTAATTAAGCAGCCCTTGCATCAGCGGGCCTGGAATCGCCTGCGCCGGCGCGGCAGCACGAGCATCGAGGAACGGCAGGATGTCGTTCGGGTTCATCAGAAGTCCCGTTAAACGGCCCTGCAGGCGGTTTCCCACCATCTGCCCGATCTTGTTGCCGCCGCCGAGAATCCCTAGCCCCACCATCGGATGACCGAGTGCGGTGGCGCCGATCGCGCCGATCGCCTTCCCCACGTTGCCCGCGCCGCCGAAGGTCGGCCCGTACAGTTGCCGCGCTAGCCATCCCTGAGCCGCGAGGTTGTATGCGGTGTCACTGCCAGGCGAGCGGATGGAATTCGATACCGTCGCGCGCTGCAAGTCCTGGCCGATGCCCTGGAGCGTTTGCAAGGCGTTCGCGTCGATCCCATAGGGCGCGTTCTTCATGGCGCTCGTGAGTGCCGAGCGGAACGGCATCAGTTGAATCTCCGGAGCGCCGCCGGCATTCATCGCGCGCGTGCCGAGGCCGTTTGCGATGGCCTGCCCCGCTTCCATCGTGTTTATTGGCACGCTTCCCTGCGCATACGCCGAGCGCGCCTGCTGCACGCCTGGGATGTAGCTTTGCGTCCAACTGTCAATCTTGCCGCGCAGTGCTGCCAGCGATGCGGCCTTGCTTGTCTCGCCGGATCGTTGTGCCGCGTCGATCATGTCACCCAGCGCGCGCGAGGTGTAATCGAGCGCAGAGCCGTTGATCGCCTTGGAATTCGGCGTCGGCCACACAGGAGCGACCCCCCGTCCAACCGCGGCGTCGAGCGATGCAAGTTGATTCGCGCGCTGCATCGCCTCCTGCATCTCGGGGATTTGCGCATAGCGCATGAATGCGGGCCCGACGTTCGCCGTCGCCTGATGCGCGGCATCGTAGAGCGGCGTCGCGGCGGCGTCGCGAGCGGCCTGCGCGGCCTGTATATCGGCCGGCGTGCCGGCGACGCCCATCAGCGCATTCCACCGCGCGTCGTTGTTGTCGATCGCGCGCTGCATCATCGCAGTCTTCATCGCCGGCATATTCGCGGCGGCCTTCTCGGTCTGCACCAGGACCGGCGTCTGCGCGACCTGCGCCGTCGTCGGCAAGCTGCCAGGCACGAACTGCTGCGCGCCGCGGATATTAGCCGCCGCCTGCGCTGCTTCCGCTTGATTCATTGCGCCGGCCAATCCCTCGCCGACGTACTTCGTAGGCTGCAAGACCGGCCGCACGGCGTTCCAAAGCCCCTGTCCTGCCGCTCGAGCGCCGGCCGACACGAGCGGTCCCGCACCCCCGAGCAGGCCGCCTACGGCGGTTTGCGTCGGATCGCCGCCGCTTAGAATTGCGCCGCCCGCCGCGCCTTGTGCGGCCCCGAGCCCAAGTTTTCCAGCGAGCGAGAGGCCGGCGTATTCCGGGCCGATCATCAGCGTCGGCGCTGTCCCCACCATCTGCCCGCCGATATTGCCGGCGCCCGCGGCGATCGGATGCGCGCCCGAGTACGGCGCGTACTGCGCGTTCAGGTTGGCGATGCCCTGCTGAGCGTCGTTCGTCAGCCACTGACCCGCTCTGCCAATCATGTTCATCGGCTGCTGACCGGTGATAACGCTCGTCAGGTTTGGCGATTCGCCGATCCCCCCCAGCGCTTGCATGCCGCGCCCGAGCAACTGCTGCGCGCCTAGCACCGTCGAGCCGAAGCCGTGCCCCAGACCAGCGCCGAGAGACGCCAGCACGCCGGGTTGCGAGGCCGACGCCTGCGGCGCGCGCAGCGCTGGCGGAATGGCCTGCGTCGTCGCGTCGCGTGCGAGCAGGGCATCGACCGTCTGCGGTGCCCCGCTCGAGACACCAGACGCAGCTGGTTGCGTCGCGAGGAAATCGTCGATCGCGCTCATTTCAGTTGCCCCGTCTGCACCATCAGGTCGAGCGCGGCCTTCATCTGCGGATCGCGGATCGCCTGCTGGAGTGCTGCCGTGCGCTGCGGACCGACGGGCATGCTCATGTACTGACTTAGTTGCGGCATCATCGACGGCTTGATCGCGTTATCGAACGCCGCACTCTGTTGCGTATAAGCCTTTTCGTTGCCAGCCTGATAGACCGGGTTGAGCGTCTGTCGCTTCAGATGACGCCAGTCCAACTGGTTAAGCTGGTCGGTGAGACCGGAGATTTTCGCGTCCTGCGGCTTATCGAACGTGGGAACCGACTCATCGAGCGTCGCGCGCGAGTTGTCGGTGCCACCCGAGCCGAGCGCTTTACCCTGTTGGCTTACGAAGTTCGCATGCGCCTTCTGATACTCGGCCGCATCCGAGTTGATGCGAGTCGCCATGTCCGCCGGCATGAATCTGGAAACCGTATCGCCAAAGCCGCCGTTCTTGGCAATCGATATCATTTTCAGGAGGGCTTCACGCGATTGCTGGTAGTTGTCGTCGGACGAGGCTAGCTTTTCCTGTGCATCCCCCATCAGCTTTCCGGGGGCACCCTGTGACGCGTTTGCAGCCGTCACAGCACCAGGCGGAAGTTCAGGCGCAACGTTCGCGGTGCCGGAGCGCTGTTGCTGGCCCGCGAAGTTCTGCATCTGGGCATGCACTTGGCCGACATAACTCTGAGTCTCGGGAGGAAGGGCATTCCAGGGGCGCCCTGCCGCGATCCATTTGTCGGCATTCTGCGGCCCCCAGTTATATGCCACCGCCGCATCGGTGTCGTTGCCGTACCTCTTCTGCATCGCGCTCGCGTAGTCAGCTCCGACACGCTGGAGTTCTGCCGGCGAATTGTCGCGCGCGGGGGCCACCCCGAAGCCCGGATTCGTGGCTGTTGTCGGCAACGTCTGCATGCTCCCTACGGCACCCGATGCCGGATTGACTGCTGCCGGATTGCCGCGGCTCTCGACCATGCGGATTGCGTTCTGGAATGGCGTGAAGCCTGGCACTCCACCGGGTGCGCCGCCGGTTAGCTGGTCCGAGAGCACGCCCTGATTGACGTACACCGGTTGCCCATTGGCATAGCCAGTCGTGTTGGTGCCATAGGCTTTGCCGATCGCGCCGGCCGCCGCGCTTCCTTTGACCGCTTCCGTTCCGCCAGGTACGGCCACTTGGGTCCATCCGGTGGGGCTGTTCGGGTCAGGCGTATTCATATAGCCCGCAGGTGCTTGCCCTGGCGTCCCGAACACTTGACCGCCGCGAATGTACGGCGCCCCGGGCCGTAGAGGGACGATCCCCTCCTTGTCTACGGCGCCTCGCAGCGCATCCATGTAACCCTGAGATCCTTGTCCGTATGCGGCCGATGCGTTTCGTTGGAGATCGGTCGGCATTTGCATGGCGAGCGTCGGGTCGTGCTCGACGGCCACGCGCATCAGGTCGCCGCCGCCCTGGATGCCCGCCATGTTCATCAGCATCCCCTGCTGGAAAAGCTGCTGCGGCGTGCGGCCATAGATGGACCCGGCCGCCAATGGCGCGCTGGGGGGGGCAGGAGCAGCGGCAGGCATGCTGCCCGGCACGCTCGAGCTAGGCCCAAAGAGCGAGGAAAAGGAAGCCGTCGGCGCACTCGGCTGCGCCTGATCGGGCGATCCCATCAAGCCCTGCATCGCGCGCATTTGAAGCAGCCCGCGCTGCATCTGCAACGCATTGTTGAAGCCCTCGCCTAGACCTTGCAGACCCATGCCGAGCGCGGGCCCCATGCCGATTGGCAGGCGGGAAGGTGCCGATGCTTGCAACAGTCCGCCAGCCATCCCAAGCAGCCCCGCCGTCTGAGGATTGGCGAACATGCCCATCAAGCCGCCTTGCGGCACGCCGTAGAGGTCAGACATACGGATTCCCCATCATCGGGTTCAGGAATTGATTGACGTTCTGCCCTGGGAAAGCCTGCTGGCCGCCGAATTGCGTGTACGGCATCGGCTGCGAGACCTGAGGATTGTGCACAGCAGGATTGCCGAAGATCGGAGGCCTCTGCCCAGGCATGACGACCTGATTTTGCTGTTGGTTCTGCTGCTGGTTTTGCTGTTGCATCCGCAAAGCCTGCTGCATCAATTGGGAGTAATTCAGCCCCGAACTCGGCATCGAGAACGGGTAGGTCATCTGCGAGCCGCCGAGCGCCCCGGCATAGGGGCTTGAGGCGCCTGCAATCGGCGCCGTAGTGCCTGGCAAAGCGCTGCCTCCCATTCCGGAGCCGACGCCGAATAGCGGGCTGCTCCCGGACATGCTGCTGGGCCCGAGCCCAGCGCCGATCCCGCTCATCAGGCTGTCCGTTGCTGCCGGCGTCGCGCCGGACAACATCGCAGCAATCGGCGACGCACCGGATACGGCGCCCGTCGTGCCGGCGCTGATCCCGAACAGGCCGGCGGGCGCGGCACCCTCGATCGGAGCGGCCATGCCGCCCATCATCGCGGCTCCGCCAAGGCCGCCTGCGCCGCCGCCGACCGCACCTAGGCCACCCGCACCCGCGGCCGCCTCGGGCGCCGCTCCAGCAGCCGCACCAGCAGCCGAGCCCGCGCCCGCGCCGCCAGCGCCCAATGCGGCACCGATGGCCGGGCCGGCAAACGATCCTGCGATCATCGGCGCGACCTTATCGGCGACCGAGTTCACCCCCTGGAACGTGCCTAGCGCGCCCGCATAGCCCGGGTTGTTCCGGTACATGTCCTGCCACGCGCTCGACGTGAAATTGCCCGTTGGGCTGATGAGCGCGCCGCCGGGGCGGTTGTTGAACAGCCCACCGAAGAACGGGTCGTAGCCCGGCACGCCGAGCGCGGCGCCGGCCGCTTGCAGCGGATGGCTTGTAATCTCGCCGACGCTTGCCTTCAGGAAGTCGCCGATATCACCGAACAAGGACATGCGCCCCTCCGATTGCGTCGTAATCGACCTTGTCGAATCCCGTTACGGGGTCCTGCGATACTGCGTGTGGCGCGATCCGGCGAACGTCGTCCGACATGACGCCGATGCGGCGCGCATCGTGTGGCGCGTCCCATACATAGCGGTACAGGTAGAGCGGCAAGCCGTTCGCGAGGTGCTCGCCCGTCGCGGAGATATCGCGCTTCATCCGTCGATCCGAAAACGCGCTCATCGCGCCGCCGGCAGCCGCGCCTAGACCTGTGCCCCAGCCGGATCCATTGCTGAGTGCCGCGCCCAGCGCTGCACCCCCTAGCGCCCCGCCCATCGCACCGGCCATCTGGTTCTGGTAGTAAGGCTGCGTCACGGCGCTCTGACCGCCGTACTGGCCTTGGATCAGGTTCGAGTAATTGTTGAGCAACTGCCACGGCGCGCTGATGATCGACTGATTGAGCGCCTGTTGGTTGCCGCCCATGTTGTATAGGTTCGTCGCCGCGCCGTTCACCGAGTTGACGATGTTCGGCGCGTTGAATGCCCCCTGTAGCTGCTGCTGCGCCGCCGTGTTGTAGTTGCCCGAGAGGCCCTGCGCGCCGGTCAGCATGTTGCCCATGTTCTGCTGGTACATGCTGTTCACGAGCGATGCGTCGGTGTTGCCGAGTTGCGTCGCGAGATCCTGCTGATTCTGGCTTACGGCGTTCCCATAGGCACCCGATCCGTAGCGGCCTGCCGCTTCAAAGGCGCTCGCCGTCTGCGGCGCCGTGGCGTTCTGATACGAGCGTGTGATGGCGTTGTTCGCAGCGCTTAGCGCGGCCGACTCATACGGGTTGTTCAGCATCGAGCCGTTGGCGAACTGAGAGAACGCCGCGTTACCCGGGTTCGCGTTCAGATACGAGCCATTCAGGAGATTCGACGTGTAATTGCCGGCCGCGTTGTTCACGCCGGCCGCGTTGCCGAAGTTTGTCCCATTGGCGACGCCCTGCGTAATGCCCATCGCCTGGTTTTGCATCGGCGTGAAGCTGGCCACCGACGCCGACGGATTTTGCCCATAGCTCTGATACGCCTTTGCGGCTTGGTCGAATAATCCTTGCAAATATGGTTGTTGGCCCGACCACGGATCTGCCTTCGTCGTCGTGGTCGTCGTGCCGCCGCCGCCCCCATTCGCCGGCACGACAGGCAGCGCGAGGCGCATCAAAGCGAGCTCGCGAGCATTGCGAATCTGTTTCATAGCGCCAGTTCCAAATAAACATGAGTCTTGTCGTAGCCGCGGCGAGAAAGGAGCCGCTCCCAGCCCGGTCTCGCCTGCAATTCCATTGCGTCGCAGCCGTTTTGCTTCGCCCAGCGCTCAATCGTGTCGATGCACGGCAATGCCCACTCGTCCATGTTTTCGCCGGTGACGATGCGCAGCGTGCACACGCGCTGCTTGGGATAAGTGGAGATCCGCGTAATGCCGACGGCGAAGGCAGTGGGCGTCTTCCAGATCCACAGCTGGTCGTCGCCTGCTAGCAGCCCCGCGCGAATGTCTTCGGCGTCGAACTTGCCGCGGCTCGTCGCGCACGCTCGCATGAGCCACGGACGCACCTCGGGCCAAACAGCGTCGATTTCGCTGCGTTGGATGCCGTAGAGCATGGGGATTACCCGATTAGTAGAACGTTGAAGGTGCGATCGACCTGCGCGTTGTTCGCGTGATTGATCGTCGCGGTTCCGTTCGATGGAGGCGATACCCAAAGACCAGACAGCGCGGCCGCCGCGTCTGCGGTCGTCGGTTGAAAGCCAAAGAAGGTGTTCGCGCCGATGCGCTTATCGGTCACGGTCGTGGTTGCCGAATTCGCGGCAAGAGTCACTTGCAAGACGGCATTCAGCTTCCCGCCTATCGCGAGGTTCGCCGTCTGCGCGATCTTGCGGCGATGCTCGACCTCGTTGGTCATCGCCTGCGGTGCCGTCGGGTAACCTGTCGTGGTCATCTGCGCCCCGATGCAGTGACGGCATAATCGGGAATCTCGACGCCCTGCAGGTGATTGAAGCTGCCCGAAGTTTGGACACGCGCCCGCAGATAGCGGCCGTCAACGCGCACCGGGCATTCCCCGCTGACGTTCATCGAACTGGCAGCCGAGAGCGTCATGGGATCAACTAGGCGGTTCCGTGATCCGATCTGCACCGTAGGCGAGCCACCATCGACCATAGGCCGAACAGACGACACGAAGGCGCGTTGCCCCGACGATTCGAAGGGCTCTAGTTCCACGGTGTCGGCCGTGGCGTTGGCCGGCGCGCCGGTGAAATACGCGAGTTGATGGTTCGGCGTGAAAGCGCCCATAAGGACCTGGCCGCCGGTCCACACGCGCGAGTCCAACGAGAATGGAAGCGTATCGAGGTTGTATTGGCCGCCCGCGTACGTGTCGAGCGAGTCGAGCGAAAACCCCTGCGTAATAGCCCGGAAAATGTACTCAGCGCTGACCTGAGCGAAACCCCATTTGTTAAGCGCCCAATTGAACACAAGCAGCGAATCGGGAATGCCGCCAGAAGAAGAATTCGACGGATACAGCCACATCACCAGGCGATTGATCGGGTCCACGGCGCCGACCACATTCGCAAGGTACGTTTCGTTCACGCTGTTCCAAAACGTCTTGTCTACCCGATTCACGCCAATCGGAATCGATGTCGAACCGTCGAACGAATAAAATCCATCCTCGCCCAGATAGTACGCATTCGCGCCAAGTTGCGCGATGCTCTTCGGCGCCGGAGTGCCGCGCGCGCCCTCTGCCGGGTAGAAGCCGAATACCGTCGGACTACCCTGGAACACTGCGCGCCAGATCGCGCGCTCGAAAAAGACCGCGCCGTCGGCATTGCCGAGGTTGCCCACTAGCCCCTGCATCCAGCCCTGATCGCCTGGAATGATCTGCGATCCCGCCAGCAATTGCGCTTCCGTCGTGCTCCCGGCGGTCGGCCATGTCGTCGGGTCATCGATCGCACACCACTGCAAGCGCTGCGGCTGCTCGCCGTTCGTGCCGTCGAACGTGCTGCCGACCATCACGAAGTCTTTCATCGTCGCGATATAGCGGGCCTGCGGCGCCTGCGCGGACAGGTCGGCAAAGGCCGTGCTCGAGTTGAGCACGAACGATTGCAGGTTTTGGCCCTGCGCTGCGCCTATGACGCGCTGCCCGTACTGCGTGAAGTTCCAGCGCTCTCCGGTCGCCACCGAGTAGCCGCCGACCTTGCTCACGTTAGCGAACGCAGTGTTGCCAGGGGCAAGTTCCCACAGCTTCGACGCATCGCCAGAAAAGACGTAGTTGTTGCCGCCCGAGTCGATCGCGGTGATTGCGCCGAGGCACTGTGACCCAAGACCTCCGCTACTGAACTGAGAAAGCGTCCCCACCGGCCCCCACGATTCGTTCGTGCGAGGGAAGAGATTGACGAGGTTTCCCGACGCGCCGGCCGAGTTGTTCGGCGGCAGGTCCGGCGCGTAATCGGCGATGGGGAGCTTCATCAGGCCGCCACCATTGCAAGCGCTGAGCCAGAGAGTTCCTCCGCACGATCGGAGGAGACGTAGGATGCGAGTTGCTGGTTATACAGCGAGTCCCACAGTTGGAAAGCCTCTTCGTCCTTCACGAAACGAGCGACTGCCCGATTCGTCGCGGCGAGCAGCACTGTCGGAATGGCGCTCGTCATCCACGTCACCGTATTGGTTACGGTCAACTGCAGAGACTTTTTCCAGTAAATCCCGCTGATTGCGTAGGCTGAATCGGGAAACGGTCCGAAGATGAAATTCGAGCCCAGCCGAGAGATATAGGCGGGCGTGCCGCTCGCGCTCTGGTCCGGGTACTGCGTATAGATGAATTCGGGCGTGACGCGCTGCATCTCGTACGTCTGACCGCTAACCGAGACGAGGCCGATTTTAAGGCCGAGATAGCCGATCGGGAGCGGTGCCTGCCCAGCCGGAGCCGGCGACGCCCCAACCGTCGTGCTGAGTGACGCCTCCATGTCGCGCGTGCCGCGCCCCATGTTCGTCGCGATCACGTCACGATAAATGTCGGTTTCCGCAAGCTGGACAAAGTAATCGATGTAGCTCGCAATATCGGAGCGCGCGTACCAATCCTGCACCGCTTGCTTCAGCGATGGATAGTCGTAGACGCCAGCGACGCCCGCAGGATAAGCGGGGGTGATCGGTTGAACAAAGTTCGTCATGCCGTGACCTCCGGAGGCTGAGGCGGGGCGCCGAAAAAATTCGTCACCTCAAACGCCCCGGAGAAAAAGGAACGTGATGACCACCGGCGACCAATCCAGATCAGTGTTCTGATTAATCTGATCCACGACCGACACTACATCCTCATACCCACTGCAGAAGCCATCCGGAATAGTCTTGATTAGAATGTCGCCGACCTGAAGCCCGGGTATGCTCAAGGTGCCAGCCGACGTTTTTCCGGGAGATGTTGCCTTTACCAGGGTAGGCGTGACCGCTACGTAGGTGGTGCTCATCAATTACCTCACTCGTCGACAATCGATGCGGCCATATACGGCCGAAGTGGATGTAGAGAAAACGTTGTTTGAGACCAGATACACAGTCGTCGTCGATGCCAGAGATTCGCGTACTGTCGGAGTCGCAAAAGCTGGGTTGATTCCCGAGGTGCTCGGCGGGCTGTAATTGGAAAATTGCGAGCCAGTTGTCGCGCTGACCGTATTGATCGAAGCTGTCGATTGAGTAGTGACTGTTGTGCCGCCGTTATTGAAAATAACGTTTCCACGACAGTCCCAATCGCCCGCCGTCAAACTGACACTAGTCACGTTGGCCGGAGTGTTGCTTGTCAGAGAGACAGGCGTGCTGCTGTTGGTCTGACAGCCGGTCGGCGTGCCGCCGTTGGTGACCTGGGCGCAGATGAACTCGCCATCCGAACCGGCGTTGGCGTTGTCATTCGTCGCGGTCCCGACGATGCCTGCCGTGCTCGACGGTGTGATGGCCCCCGTGAACGTCAGCGGTCCAACCGTCGAACCGAATGCCGGATCGGCGTTTGTCGCCCCCACGAGAACCTGCCCTGTGGCGCCTACGCCTATCTGAGTGACCGCCGATGCCCCATTACCGACTTGCACTGCGTGCGCCGTGCGCGTCGCGAGCCCGCTGCCGCCTTGCGATACGGATAGCGGTGTCGTCAGTCCGGAGAGCGAAGTGATGTTCGCATTCGCGCCGCTCGTCGCGATCGACGAGTTGCATTGAAAGCCCGATCCGTTCGTCCACTGCAGCGCTTGCGCGGCACCGTTGCAGCCGGCGACGCTTACCGCCGCGACGTTGGCAGTTGAGCTCGTAGCGTTGCCCAGCAACGTATTCGCGCCGACTTGGGCGATGTTGCCGAGCGTGATTCCGTTCGTCAGACTTTGGAACGCATAGGCTCCCGCACCCGTACGAGTCAGGAAGCCGGTGCTCGCGAAGCCTGTAATGTTGTCGAGACACGTGCCGCTCGCTGCCGAACAGTTCGTGCCGCCCGATGCAACTGGCACTGGCAACGTGAACGTCGGCGCACCCGTTACAGACAGCGTGCCGCGCACTGTGACGTTCTGAAACGTCGGGCTCGGATAGGTTTGGGCGAGCGCGATCAGCGGCAGCCAGAGTGCCGCAATGATGGTTCGTTTCAGCATGTCAGGACACCGAGATAACGCCGCCGTTGTTCCACGGCTGGCCGGCGGTCGAAGGGAGCGTCGTGGAAAGATCGGCTGGCAGCATATCGAGCAAGATCACGTCATTGATCGTCAGCGTCGTGATGTTCGTGCCGCTGATGACCTCTTGATAGTGATTGTTCGCCGCGTAGTACGAGTACTGCCCGTTCGCATCGGTCGTCAGGGGATTGGCCGTCACCGTAACGCCGTTGTCCGAGTAGATGGTCGCAGCGCCGCCGCTGCCAGTCGCGCCAACGTTCACTTGCACCGACGCGCCTTGGATCGGTAGCCCCGTCGTCGCACTGGCGATCGTGTTCATTCGCTTCTGCATGGTCAGATCCGTCGATTCGTCGTGCGGAACGCTGCGTACTCGGGGCCTTTGAGGATCGACTTGACCATCGGCCAGTGGTCCGGGTTCTGGTAATCCCAACCGTACCGAACCCGAATGTCGAGCATCACGACCTCCGGCACGCGCATGGTTTGGTGGAATTCGCCGATGCGCGATGCGCTACACTCCGCGGCGCGCTGCTCATGATTGAGCTTGAGAACAGGTTCCACGTCCTGCGTGTAACGCAAGATGACCTTGTCATCCTCTTCGTGATACGTGACGCGCTTGCCGTCATCGGCTGGCGCGCCCCAGGGGCCATCAGCGAGAGGTTCCGAGACGGATGTTTCGAGTTCGTCCATGGGATCGCCTCAGTGCGTGGCCGGGATGAGGTTGAGCGTGCCCGTTGCCGCGCCGTCCTGAATCACGGCGATCTTCTCGCCCGGCGCGATACGCAGCACGAACGGCGGATCGCTCGATTTGACGAGCATGTCCGTTGCCGTTGCAGTAGGGTTCGTGCCCACGGCGATATGGCAGTTGCCCGTCGCAGAGACGAGCACGGCCTGATAGCCGTCTGCGTTGGGATCGAAGGCCGTCGAGGCCACCGACGAGCCGCCGAGCGTGAGGTTCTGGCCGGCGCCGGAGATCGGACGCCAGATTGAGATGGGGGACCATGCCATTTCGCGGCCTCAAGAAAAAAGAGCGGCCCGAAAGCCGCTCAAAAGCACCACACGAGGAGAAGACGTTATGCCGACAGGACCGAATGCCACTGGCCGGCGTTCGTGCAGTAGAACGTCGCGGCCTTGCCGGCCGCCACTGCGAATGCAGCGTTCGCGCCCAGCGCGTTGATCGCGTCGCCCGAAGCCGGGAACACGTTCATCGAGTTCGTCGCCGTAGCATTCACGACCACAAGCCCTTGAATGCCCGCGACGGCAGACGGAAGAACAACGCTGTCGCCCGCGCTCGCAACCGTCGTCACACGGTTTAGCATGGCCGGCAAAGCCGTTGCGCTACCCTGTCCGCCGCCCGCGTGCGCGGTCAGCCCGCTGATCGAAGTCGTAGTCGGCAAGCCACCGCTGTAGCCCTCACCGGTGCCGACGACGCTCCATGCGCCGGGGGCCGCTTCGACGGCCACGACAGCCGAGTTCGGCGCGATGGCAATCCCCGTTGCGCCAGCGACACCGTTGATCGTGTCGGCCGTGCCGGATGCCGGAACCGCCGCATACAGTTGAACCGGATTGGCCGTGTTGTTGATGAGAAAGACTCGGTCCGTGCCCGAGCCCACGAGCGGCAATGCAACGCCATCGCCCAGCATCGAGCCGGCGGCCGGTGCCGTCGATGTGCCGATGGTCGTAATATCTGCCGTGATTTGCGTAGCACCCGCCTGAGTGCGCGTGGTGCCTGCGGTAATGCCTGCCATGTTCGCCTCTCTTGAAAAAGAAAGGGGCGACCGAAGCCGCCCCAAAGATCGCCGTCAGGAGAGACGGTCAGCCGTTCGTGTCGTAGATCGCCGCATGGGCGTGCTCGTTGCCCATCTGCAGCGTGTACTCGACGAGCAATTCCTTCTTGTCCGAATCGCCGGTCTTGGCGAGCGGGATCGTCTGGAAGGGGCGCAGGTATGCGACGCGCACATAGTTCGGGTTGATGAAGAAAATGTCGCCCGAGTGGGCAAGGAAGATATCGGGGATGAACTTCACATCACCGAAGTCGGATTCGTACACGTTCACGACCGTAGGAAGCTTCTTGTTGTCCACTTCCGTGAAACGAGTGCCCGGGCCGGTGAAAGCCGACACGTTCTGCTTGTTGACCGACGAGACGAGCGCGTATTCGGGCACCTCACCGGAGCTATTGAACGCCTTCTGGAGCGCCGACTTGACCATCGCTTCAGTGACGGCCACTGTCGCGCTGTTGTAGACGCGCGTGTTCGTGCCGTCCGTCCAGCCGTTTGATGCCACCGCCGGATTGGCGCCCGACGGTGAGCCGCCCGTCTGAAACACGACGTTCTGCTGCAGCCATGCCGGCAAGCCTGCGAGCAAGCGGGCCGTCGTCGAGGAGCCGGCATTCTTGGCCTGGTTGTAGGTCAAGATGCCTTCCATGTCGCGCTTCAGTTCCT